ATGGGGATACCGGATGGGGTTGTCCCACTCGGAGTATGGCAGGGTTATTTTTTTCCGAAAGAAGAAGATTGGAATGAAATTATGAAAATGAAGGCACCTATGTTCAGTTTGTATGGTAGTGCCATAAAAGAACTAGTAGATATTGAGGAGGTGGAAGAGGATGAGTAAATTAGATAAAGCTAGGAAAAGTTTAAAACAATTTTTTATAAAATTTACCTCGGTTGTAGATTCAGGTGACAACCCAGGAGCGGAAATTCTTCTGTTTAAAAGTGCAGAGGATAAGAAAAGTAAAGAAGGAGGTGTTGAGAATATGACTTTAGAGGAAATACTTAAGGGACTTCCAGAGGAAGACATGAAAGTCATTAAGGTTGAATTGGATAAGATTCCTGATTTGGAAGCATCCAATAAAGACCTTTCAGAGGAAGTTGATAAATTAAAGAAAGAGGTGGAAATAAAGAAAGAAATAAAACCACCTGCCGAGGATGGTGCTCCTTCTGATGAGGAACTGCTTAAATCTGCTGACCCCAAGATAGTTGAGATGTTAAAGAAAGCTCAGGAGGAGGCAAGAGTAGAAAAGGAAAAAGCAGAAAAGTTAGAGAAAGAGAAAAAGGAAGAGCAGGAAAAGCTCAGAAAAGAGGAGTTAAAAAAGGAAGCAGATAAATATGGCAATATTGGTGCTACACAGGAGGATTTGGTCGAAATCTTTACTGCGGTGGATTCCAATAAGGAAGTTATGGAAAAAATGCAGGGTATTCTTGGTGCGGTTAATGAAGCACTAAAAGACAATAAATTAATGAAATCTATTGGTAATAGTGAAGACCCTGTAGAAAAATCTGCAAAAGATGAAGTAGAAGAAAAAGCGAAGGCACTTATGGAAAAGAATGACAAGCTTACTATAGAGCAAGCGAGGTCTCAGATTTTCAAGAGTGAGCCTAAGCTCCATCAAAAATATATGGAAGAATAAAGGAGGTGTTTATAAATGAGTATGGCTTATGAAGCGGATTTGGTCAAACAGGCATTTGTTGTTGCTTGCGACTTGTCGGATTACCAATATTGCCCTGTTAAGATGAATTCGGATGAAGAGATAATTCTTGCCTCCGATGCTGGCGACTTTATGCTCGGTGTATTACAGGATGCTCCCGATACAGCAGGTATTACCTGTGAGGTAGCTCTTGAAGGTATTACCAAGGCTAAAGGCGGGGCAGCTATAAATGCTGGGGCTAAGGTTCAGGTTGGAGCAGGAGGTACGTTCGTAACTCAGACTACCGGTGCACTTGCAGGTGTTGCTGTCAATGCATGTGGAGGTAGTGGTCAATTATTTAGTTTAAAAATTTGTAGAGACAGTTAATTAAATTATAGAAAGGAGAGTGAAAAATAATGGGTAATCCTATTTATGGTGATATACATATAGATGCGCCTTTAACAGATATGAGCGTAGCCTATATGCAAAGCGATGAGGTATTTATTGCTGATAAAGTTTTCCCGATTGTTCCTGTAAAGAAACAGGGAGACTTATATTTTATTTATTCAAGGGCTGATTTCTTAAGGAATGAAGCCGATGTCAGGGTATATGGAGCAGAATCCAAGGGTGGAGGTTACAATATCTCCAATAGTCCATATTTCTGTAATATATATGCATTCCACAAGGATGTATATCCTACAGAAAGGGCTAATTCTGATAATCCTCTGCAACCGGATATCGATGCTACTGAGTATGTATCCCAGAAGTTACTGATAAAGAGGGAGATAGATTTCCAGACTAGGTTCTTCAGAACAGGCATCTGGACTACTGAATATGCAGGTGCGGCTGCTGAATCGGCTACAGAGAAAGTATACTGGAGTTCGTCTGGTTCTACTCCTATAGAAGATATAGGAGAATCTCAGATAGCAGTACAGGCTATGACTGCTAAGAAACCTAATACACTGGTACTTGGACCATATACATATATGGCTTTAAGGGATAATGCTGAAATTAGGAACTTATTGAGGTATACACAGGGTGCAGCTATTCCTACACCAAGCCTGTTAGCTCAGATACTTGATGTGGAAAGGGTGCTTGTAGCATCTGCCGTTTATAACGCTGCTGCTAGTGGTGCAACTGAGGATACTGATTTCATAGCTGGTAAACATGCTTTGCTTTGCTATACCGAGAAATCCCCAGGACTTAGAAAAGTGTCCGCAGGATATATCTTCGCATGGACAGGGCTTGAAGGTTCTGCTGCCTTTGGTAACAGGATGTACAGGCTTCCTATGGATACTTTAGGAGTTGGTACTACAAGGATAGAAGGAGAAATGGCTTATGATATAGAGCTTATTTCTGCTGACTTAGGTGTATTCTTCAAGGATATAGTAGCATAATCAGTGTTCATTAATAGTGAACATTGGAATATGATGAACAAAATTAGGTAAAACTAGATGAATTATGTATAAAGAGGTTATGTATAAAGGAGCTGTGATTTAAAATGGCTTTTACTTGGACTGGAGACCCCAATGCAAGTACAATTGAACAGATAAGGTGGGAAATATATGACATTGACAGCACCCAAGCAAAGTTTGCTGATGCTGAAATTCAGTATGCTTATGACCAAGAGCATTCTATCTTGGGTGCTGCTGCACGTCTATGTGAACAACTTCAGGTGAGATATTGTGGTGCTGCCAACCGTTCTATGGGACCTTTAAGGGTACAATTAAATGAGTTGGCACAAACTTACAGAAGCAAGGCTAAAGACTTACGAATGAGGTCTATAAAATATGCCTATCCTTATGTTGGAGGTATCTCTGATGCTAAAAAGGATACATTTGAAGATGATAGTGACCTGATACAGCCTAATTTTGAAGTTGGCATGATGGATAATGAATAAAAGCTAGAACTGGAGGTTAGAGATGGGTAATACAATGCCTTATTTTACGGAATGGCTTACAACCATTAACTATGGTAAAGCACTATCTATGGATGGGGTAGGAAAGGTTACTTACGCAAGTGATGTTGAACTGGACTGCTATACTCATGGTACAGTAGTAACAGTCACAAATGACAAAGGCGAGGAAGTCATTTCTAACCAGCAGATATATCTTGATGGTTCAAATGAAACTGTCGCAGCAATTGATTTTGGTGATAGATTCTATCTGGACGGCAGGTATAGAAAAGTAAAATCCATTGATAAGTTCTACGATGAAGATAGTGATTTAGATTTGGTGGTGGTGTATTTATAATGGCTAAAGGGTTCATAAGTATAAAATTTGATGAAAAAAGGATTATGGCAGATATTGCTAAAATAAATCTCGCGGCTAAAACTGGGGAAAAAAGGGCTTTAAAGAAGATAGCCCAGAACATTATGGCTCAGAGCCAATCGGAAGTGCCAAGAGAAACGGAAACACTAGCAAATTCCGCATATATAAAAGAGCCAATAGATACTCCAAATGGGGCTGAAATCGAACTTGGGTATGGTGGTCCAAATGATAAGATGAACCCCAGTACCAATGAGATGGCTAGTTCTTATGCACTTATAGTACATGAGACTAGAGGGACTCCTCCAGGTGGAGGTTATTACCACCCTTATGGTAAATGGAAATTCTTAGAAGACCCTATTAGGGCACATCAGATAGATTTTGCTAATACTATGACTGCTGAACTTAAAGCAGCGCTTTCACCAGGGATAAAGGCAGGATAATATGGCGGATTTACTTCTTGACATAGTGAATTACTGGATAGCTGAGAGTTTGGTTACGGCAGATAGGACTGATGCTTTCAGGGATGTAATGCCTGATTCCCCTGACAACTGTGTAGCACTTATAGAATACGCAGGCGAAGTGGCATTTATGGCAAATGTGGCGAATAGGTCAGTTCAGGTAAGAGTACGTGATGAGGATCATGATACAGGTAAATCTAAAATAGTTGCACTGTATAATTCGGTTTATAGTCCTGAAACCGGTATCCGTGTTATAAATTTTACTGTAAGCCGATGGGGAATAGTAAAAGCAAGGAATTATCCTTATATGCTCAATAAAGATGAAAGTGAAAGATATATATTTGTATTTAATATGGGAATAGTCACCCCAGGAGATGACTAAAACTAATTATGAAAGGAGGAATGAAACATGGCTTATGATGGAACTAAAGTAGGTCTTGAAGACCTTTATTATGCTTTATTGGTAAGTGATGCTTCAGATGGGGCTACTTATGGTACTCCTGTACTGATGGCTCCTGCTATTACAGCTAATATTAATCCTAATTCCAATACTGGTACACTATTTGCTGATAATAAGCCTTTGGAAGTTTCGAGCCAGTTGGGAAATATTGAGCTTGAGCTTAATGTGGCAGATTTACCTTTAACAATTCAGGCAGCGATCCTTGGTAATGACACTGTTGCAAGTGGTATTCTATATAAGAAATCAACAGATACACCACCTTGGTTAGCTATAGGCTTTAAGTCTAAGAAATCCAATGGCAGTTACAGGTATGTATGGTTGGTTAAAGGTAAATTTATGGAGCCTGAAGATAATAGTGAAACTCAGAATGATTCCGTCAATTTCCAGACACCTACCATTACGGGGCAATTCTGTGCAAGGGATTATGATGATATATGGAAGAAGGTAGCAGATGAAGATGAGG